GCCTGTCATTGTAGTTTCGGTATTAGGATCACGCCATACAACATTTTCGTCAAATACTATATATGCATTACTAAACACACCTCGGTCAATCATTATACCAGCAGTATCAAGACTTATACCTGTACCCGTTTCACCAGCATTAACAGTAATGATGTTATCAGCAATTGTAGTTACTGTAGATTCAACGGTAGTAGTTGTACCTTGTACGAGAAGATTACCAGTAATTGTAACTTGGCCGTCATCATACCCAGTATCAAGAGTAATTGATCCACCTGTTTGTACTGTTATTCGATAATCACCATTTGGTACATTTAAAAACTTCGACATGTATATTTCCTAAATTGGGGGGATATTATTCCCCCCATGTTTATTAAATTGCTGTTAGAACAATATAATCGCTTGAACTATCGTTTTCTAATGCCCAAGTGTAACGGTTATTATTAAAGTCAGTTGCTACACGCTTAGTAATTTTTCTAATCGGAGTAGGTGCTGATCCATTACCATCTACATATCCATTGATGCGCATTTGGCCTTCTGCGGTTGGAACTGTAGCTTGTAATACACAAGTACCTAAGTCGCCATCCTGGTTTGCAACTACAAAAGTTTTTGCGCCGCGTTGCTTAACAATGTAAGCAAAGTTTGTTGTTGTGTTATATGTTGCATCAGTGTATGCTTGATCAGTGTATGCTTCTACACGAATACCAGTTGCTGTGCTTAGTGGTGTACCAATTGCGTCTGTGCCAAGTACATCTTTCTTTAGTGGACGTCCCATTTGTTTTCTCCTTTAAAACGTTCTAGGTCTACGCAGTGGGTCAGTTCTGCATAAGTCTATCATATGATAGCACGATTTACGACATAAGTATTTATCACTTTCTAACTATTACGAAACTCAAGTCATAAAAATAGGCCCCGGAGGGCCTATTTTATATTTCAGTAAGTGTTTACTGGAATGATACGTTACCGTAGTTAGTCATACCAACTTTGCTTAGGTAATCAGCAGCATTGCCAAGTGACGATGCTGTGTTGTTCAACTCAACATAACCATAACGTGTCATGAATGACACAGTTGGTTCGAATGTTGCTGGGTCTAGTACAACACCTGAGCTCATTAGCGGGATGTATGGGCAGTAGAATGCCGCTGCATCTGATTCGCTTGCGCCTTTGTAGCCGATTAGAACGTCAGTTGCGTCTGAAGCGTATGTGTTAACATAAACTTTCATAGCATTGTTCAATGTACCAACCATCTTAGTGTTAGTTGGTGCTTCAAAAGTACCTTCTGTAGTACGTGCAAACGCTGAAGTAGTTGCAGATTGTAGGATTGTTAACGCGAATGGCGATACAACAGCCCAGTTACCTGCGCCACGACGTGTGCGCTGTGCAATCTTGTTTGACTCACGGTTGATTAGAACAGCTAGTGCAGCATGCTCGTCACCAACGAAAGTAGCAGTACCAGAGACAGTTGCTTGGTTGTATTCTGAAACAGCAGCACCAGCAAGTGTACCTAGGCTAGCTAGAACTTCTTGGTCGATCTCAGCAGTGATCTCTTGTGCAAGAGCTGCCATGATTTCTGCTTCAACATCAATACCGTGCATTGACTGTGCATCTTGTGCTGATTCAAAAGTCCAGCGAGCTGATAGCTTGCGAGTTTTTGCTTCAACAGTTTGCTTCAAGATCTGAATGCTTAGACGGTTACCAGCGGCACCTTCTAAAGCAGCAGTACTTGCAGGTTTGCCAGTTCCAGCAGCACCAGAATATGATTCTGCAATTTCAAACGGGCTTAGTGCTTCGTTACCAGCGGTTGTGCCGCCTGTACCAGCTTGTGTGTCGCTGTAGCGAACACGCAATGTGTGGATTTGACCAACTGGGCCAGTCATTGGCTGAACGCCGACTAGTTCGTTAGCAATAACAGTTGGCATCACACGTCTGATAACAGGTAGGATAACACGGTTAAGTGTTGCTACGTTACCAGCAGATGTTGCGCCTGCTGTTGCACTCTCAGACAAATACTTGCGAGTGTTTTCTAGTGTAGCAGCCATTACAGACTTCTTGTTGCCTTGCAGGCCTTCAAGAAGAGCAGTTTTGGTGTCTACCCAGCGTGATTCTAGTAGTTCTGACATCATTATCTCCTTAATTTAATCCAGCAAGACGTTTAATATCGACTACATTTGAGTCGGCGTCTGCTTTAGTTTGTGTCATTTGTTGGGTCCGATTGCCTGTTATTTCTGTGCCTTCTGATAATACTGCCTTACGCTTGGCTGGACTTGCACTACCTTCGATAACAGTCGGTAAGTACTTCGCAAACTGTGAGCGAAGCTTTGCAGTTTGAGTTGTTTCCAGTAAGTCTTTCATAATTTCACGTTGATCTTTGCTCAATGGCGCAATCAGTTCGTTCATTAAATTTGTGCGTGTTGCTGATTCAACTAATTTCTGTTTTTCAACAGTAGCTGATTCTGCAAGTTGCTTTGCTTTTGCTGCAAATGCTTTAGCTTCTGCAAGTTGCTTATCTTTTAGTGATAAAACTTGCATTAGTTTAGCTGTTTCTGAGTTTTCATTTAAGTAGCTAGTACCATACTCAGAAGCAAATGCTTCAAAGATTTTACGACCAAAGTCGTTTCTACGTGCTGTATCAATATCTTCTTTTAGTGCAGCAATTTCACCTTTCAGTGATTTGCCTACCATTTCAGATACTGCCGTAGCACTTCTTTCGATAAAGTTAGCTTTAACTTTAGCGAAGTGTGATTTAGCTTCTCTAACTAAGCGAACCTTAGTCTCTGCTAAATCTTTTTTGTCTTCGTTAAATTCTGCAATTTCCGTTGACAGAGCTTCTACTACAAACTCTTCTAGCTTGGCATAATTTTCAGCCATTGCTTTCTTGTCTGCATGTAGATCTTGAACTTCCTGTTGTAGTTGACCTACAACAAAATTCTTTAGTAGACTTGCATTTTCACGCATTGCAACAGCATATTTTGCTTTTGCTTCTGCTAGTTGCTTGCGGTCTTCCGCAAACTCTGCAATTTCTTCTGCTAAACGCTCAGAAAGAAGTGCATCGATAGCTTCAACCATAGTTGATTTATCATGCTCATACTTTTGTGCAAATTCTTCACGTAACTCAGCAGTTGCCTGCATCTTGTTTTCTTGAATCTTTGCATTCCATGCGTGTTCAATGTCGGCTCTGATCTCAGATGAAACTACATCGTTTTCAAAGAGTGTTTTCAGTGCATCTATCATTACCATTCTCCTAGTTTATTGGAGCTTGTTGATTATATTAATCAACGATTCCTTGAGATACTTTTGTGCCTTAGTGTCGTTTCTGGTTGCCTGTGCTAATTCATACGCCTGCATACCACCACGAGCATTCATTAAATGTTCATAGATTGGTGTAGGATATGCTCCAGGGGCGCTAGGCTGTGCCACAACGTCCACTGTTATAATTTCAAAGTCGGAAACTTCTCCACTTCCGTCTTCTGATACGTTACCTGACCCACGTGACGAGACCCCTAGTTTCACACCGCTTTCAAGCATAGTGCGAACTAGGTTACCCATCGGTGTTGGTAAGATTTTTAGTTTACCGTAACCATTAGGACCGTCCATCCAACATTCTTGAATCATGTGTGATACACGGTCTAGGTTAATATTAAGTCCCTCTGGATGATCTACTTCGCCGAGAACACTGTATCCACCTGCAATTTGCTCGCCGAGTGTTTTGACAGCCCTGCCAATTTCATTTACAGGATACACACGCTGATTAGCGTTACGTACTCCGCCCTGTATACAAATACCTTTCATATACAGGTCTTTACCTTCGTTAGCAGACTCAACGATTATTTTCGCTTGGTCGAAACTTAGGTGTTCTCGTAAGTTTTTCATTCAAACTTCCTTACTTACTTGCCGACAACAGGTTTAGTGTTAGCAGCTTGCTCTGGCTTGCCCTTTTTCTCAGCGCCGTGACCAGGTTGTGCAGACATTTTAGTGGCTGCTTTTGCACCAGGAACATTTACGTTCTTGGTATTCATTGCTTGTGGTTTATTATTTGCTAAACCGCCAGCAGTTCCTTCAGACTTGCTTTCACCGCCACGTAAGTTAGCAGTTGTGCCGCCCATATCGTTTTTTCCAGCTACAGTTGACTTAGCATTTGCGCCGTTGTCGCCCATTTTTGCTGGTGCTACTTTTTCAACATACTCGCGCATTTGCTCGCCTGCTGTTAATGGTGTAACTGTTGCTTGGAATGACTCTTCTTCTGGCTCTTCTTCACCAGCTTCTTCGCCTTCTTCGTCGCCCATGTCCATGTCCATGTCGTCGCCTTCAGCTTCTTCTTCGCCTTCTTCTTCGCCTTCTTCACCAGCCATCATTTTTTCAAATTCTGCTTTTAGGTCTTCTAGCGCATCTTCTAGGTCTTCAACACGATCTTCAACATCGCCTTCGCCTTCGCCGTCGTCGCCTTCGCCGCCTTCGTCGTCCATGCCTAGGTCGCCCATCATGTCGTCAGTTGCGTCGCCGCCTACTTCGTCATCAGCTTCTACTTCAAACTCATCTAGATCAAAACCTTCTTCTAGGTCTTCGTCTGATTCGTCAACTTCTTCGTCAGTTGCTTCGTCAACTTCATCTTCATCATCTTCTTCAGCTGACTCTTCAACTTCATCGTCTGACTCTTCGTCTAGATCAGCTTCGTCTTCTAAAAGTGATTCGTAAATATTACGAGATTTTTCAACTACAATCTCGTGAAATAATTCTTGTGCTGCTTCTTTATCTTCGTTGATTAGAAGCTCGAGCATTTGCTCAAATTTATTTGTATCTGCCATTTTTTCATTCTCCTAATAAATGTTGTACCTATGGTAAGGCTGTCAAATGTATTTACTTATATACAAGAAAAGTGGGTATATATAGGCTCAAAACGAGCCGTTTTAAGCAAAGACTATAAAATGTTGAAGATTTTTTTAAATTCTTCAACAGTAATATGCGACAAATTGTTTAAAACTGAAAATTCTTTTGGAATAAAAGGATTATCACTTACTACTCTTATATATCTCTTATTGGGATTTTTTTGGCATACTATTAATGTTTGTTTAAGCCAGTTCCCATGAAAAGTTGCACGTTCGTTTACTTTTTTATAATTTTGAGTTCCGGAATATATGTTATTAACTTTATCATCTAATCCAATATAGTCAAACCCTAATATATACAATTCAGTGTTATTATGATCGCTTGCTAGATTTAATGCTGTAGGGCCACTGCTCCACCCTTTACTTGGATT